ATCAAATTCAAAAGTTCCTTGTCCTCCTAATCTTTCTTTTAATGCTCCGTAGACTTTAACGACTTTCATGCCTTAGTACCTTTGCCGTCATTTTATGATAATAGCCACCCCACTTATAAATATCACGACTAGATAAACGGTTAGGGAGGTGATGAAGGATTACATTCTCCCCTAAATAAATTGCAGCGTGGTTGGGAACTGGGCTTTCAATATTCATTAAAATAATATCTGCATATTGAATATCTTCGATTTTTACTTCTCTCATCCCCTCGTTTTTAAAATTATCAAGGTAGAGGTTTTCTCCTTTATTCCACCAATCATCTTGCCTATTGTATTCACTCATATCAATATTTAATTCACCCTTATACCAGTCTTTCCAAAGGGTATAACAATCAACGACTCCATGAGCCCATTCCCTTCCCACGTATGGAAGCTTGAACCCTGACGGCTCATAATATCCCCATTTCTCAGTATTTGGATTAACGATAAACCAAGGTAAATCGCTTCTTTCACAAGCAACTTTGTCCGCCTCGCTAGGCTTTGGGTTTGAGATTGGATGTGAATGAATAACCCCTACAATTTCACCTTGCTTTTCACATTTTAAATAATCGGACGGATCAAGACAAAAATGAAGCTCAGGCTCTTCTGCTTGATTCTTACAACGAAAATACCGCTCCCGACCTTTGACAATATGAACAAGCCCTACGCTTTCTCTTGGACTTTCTTCTTTTGCGTGAACTAAAGCCTGTTCTTTTATTTCTTCGCTTATATTCATCTCACTTTTCCAGCACTAGGGAACGATCCAAAAGGCAGCTCTGCGTTTGTTCCGAATCGAAGCTTGCAACTTGTCAGGCTTTTTCCACAACGATCAGTTGCAATTGAACCTGTCGGATTGTTATCAACATCCCAATAGTTGCTACCTGTATAACTACATTCAGAACTTCTATAACCCCATTGGCAAACATTCGCAATCAACTGTCTTTTAGGTACAAATTGTCCAGCTAAATCAAACTTAGAGGCTAATTCAAAACTGACAACATCTCTATTCTCTGTTGCTTTTCGATCTATATACCAGATTTCAACAGGCCATTGAGCATTGGGGTCGGCTGTTGTTTCTCCGTCTAGGTATCGTTTTAACGTGCGTATTCTCCTGACTTCTGCTCCTGTTAAATCGTTATGAGCAGTCACAGCATTAACGTCAAGCAAAAGGGCTGTAATCAATCCATCTGTATTTGCAACAGCAAGAGTAGGACGAGGTAAGGAGCCAGTAGACGATTTCTCAAAGCCATCGGCTTGTATTGCCAAACTGTTGTAAGTATTACCATCCCAAACAATGCCGCCCGTCAATGCTGCATTACAGCCATTATGCCAACGAGTAATATTGGCACTTCCATGCAAATTACTATCAAGCCTTAATTCAAAAAGTTCAACAATCGCATTCGGAGCCAGAACAGAAATATCAGCATAAACGCTACTAATTGCCTTCCAAGTAACAGAACCATCCGTTGCTTCAACTCCTATATCGGTAGGCCAAGCAGGTTCGGAACTTCCGCTTGTTCCAGCCGTAACACATTTAAAAAATAAACCTGTAACTTGATCTGTTGCTGCTCTTCTTACATCTCCTAATGCGTAAGCAGTTGAAGCAGCCCAAGATGCAATTGCCATGTTTTAAGGCTCCGCTACTTCTTCAAAAGTTGCTTGAATAGATGCTCTGTTTTTGTATCCAATAGATTTTGACCATGATGAACAAAGGAATTTTGAAGCACTGCTTTCTCCCGGTGGAGTCCAATCAAAAGATTCGCTTCCACCTCTTGCATCTAAGAAATCTGAAATAGTATCTGCATCTGTTTCACTAATATTGTTCCAAGATGGGGAATAGGATTTTAAATTTTGATTAAGTCCAAACACTGTTCTCATAATATATCCATCACCAAATTGAACCCTCCTAACTCTAGGAGAACTTGATTTGCTAGTTCCGTAGCTTGGATAGGGAACAGAAGGACTTGTACTAGGGTTTGGAAATGTTGCCATAATTTAAGCTAATAATCCACCCGGCCTTTTCTGTTTAACAAGTTCGGCTTGGATAGCACTTGCCAACATATTACCTAGCTGTCTACCTTCATCCTCATCCCCCTCAACAGACGAGCCAGAAGCATCAACATTAACAACAACAGTAGTTGATCCGCCGCCGCCTAATTGATCATTGGGAACAATTGTGCCAGCAGATCGAGGGACAAAAAGCTCCGGCCCTTCTTCTCCTACGACTGAAGGCTTCCCAACTGGTGGCCTTCCTCCCTTAGCAAACCCCGGAAAGCCTATCCCCTTAAAAATAGAACTCATTGCCATATCAAGCAACATGTCCTGAAGCTTATTTGCAATATTGGAAAGCGTTTCACCCAATGTTTGAGTGCCGTTTATCAATCCTTTAATTCCTGCTTGAAGTTCATTTTTGATTGTGTCCCCAACAGCTTTGAATGCTTCTTTTAATTTTTGAGATTCATTTACTTGTTCTTTTAACACTTCTCTTTTCTTTACAGCATCCCTTATTGCTTTCTCATTTTCTGCTCCGCCCTCTTTGATTAATTTCTGTATTTCTTGTTCCAATAAAAATTCTTGTTCTTTCCCTGCCAATTGTGCTTCGAGCAATAATGATTGTGCTGTTATAGATGCCGTTGCGTTTTCTTCTGCCTTAGCCCTTGCCCTTGCTGCCTCTGCAATCTTTTCTGGTGATTTAGATGCTAGGAATGCTTCTTTTGCCTCGTCCTTTTCCAACATCTCTTTGTTATGTATTTCTGTCTCTAATATTTTGATTCTTTCTTGAAGCAATTGGATTTCTCTTTGCTTTTGCTTTCCTGCTGCTGCTTTTGCCCTGCCAGTTCCCGATACAGGAGTTTGAACTAACTTATCTAATTGTGCTGTTAACTCTTCCTGTTTTTTAATTAAATCGGTAGAAGATCCTGCTCCTAATAAAGCCTCAAATTCTTTCTTTGCATCCCTTGACTCTTTTCCTATTCTGCTAATTGCAACGGCTATTCCTGTTATCGCTCCGGCTACCAAAATAAATTTAGCAGAGGCAATAACCAACGGAATCAAGGCAATACTGGCTGCTGCTGCTGCTGCTTTTAATGCAACCAACGTAGGAACAACTACAACGGCTGCTGCTGCTAAGGAAAGAATGGTCGCAACACCCGCCTTTATACCCGGATTCAAGGCATTAAAAGCCTCCAATAATTTTGTCAACACTCCTGCTAGAGGCAATGCTACAGGTATCAAATTATCCCCTATCGCAATCTGTAATTCTTCTATTTGGTTCTGTAAATCTTTCATCTTCTGAACCGGAGAATTTGCCATGATTGACGCAATCTTTCCAGCCCCTTCTCTTTCAATTCTTTCTAACGAACGAATAACAATATCTGCTGTTATTTCTCCTTCCGATGCTAGTTTCTTTAATTTCCCGACTGGCTGATCCATCTCCTTACTGATCGCCGTCATAATGGCTGGCATC